TTCTCCGCCAACGCTTGCATATCCAGGGAAAGGTAAAGTTACCTTAAACTGGTTCGCTCTTGCGCCGCCGCCTTTTAGACGAGATTTAAAATCATTAATGTTTGCCATTTTTTATTTCTCCCTCTATCTATTAAGCGCCTGCAACTTCAGAAAAGGCTACGCCTGTTCTGGTTGCTACGAAGTTAAGTGTTATGAAGTTAATAGAACGAGCAGGTTTGATAAAGATATCAGCCCTAAATTCGTTTCTGTCTATTACTTCTCCAGTATTATTTGTGCTATCACAAACAACTAAAAAGTCAGTTATACCTCTACGACCTTGTACATCTCTCAAAAACGGTTCTACTAAATTTCTAAACCCTGCTCTTGTGAACTCATCATTGAACTCAAAGAGTTGGAATTTAGCAGCAGTAGCAATCGCTTTTTCAAGAACAATGAAAAGTCTCCTTACATTGATTCTATCAAATGCACTTGGTTTTGCTTGAGCAGTTTTATCACCGAACAATACAGTTCCCTGACCAGGGAAAGTAACAACAGGATTAACTCTTGCTTTGTATAGTTCATCTCTTTGTGTTTGATTAGGATTAAATGCAAGTTTAACTGCACCCCTAATTTGACCACGATTGAAACCACCTGGTGAAAACCAAGGGTCTGCTACATTGTCAGTCCTTGCACAAAGACCAGCGATATCGCCGTTCAATGGTATATGCCTATATACATCATTATATTTGTCATATTGATACTTGTATCCACTATCAATTACTGCATAACTAGATGAAGATAAACTATCAGCAAAGCCCTTGACATTAACAGTTTGCGAAATAGGATCGCTTACATTCACCACATCTTCTCTTGCAGGTGAAATAAATGCTACACAATCTTTTCTACTTGTTGCAATATCAATTACTTTAGTTGCTTTAGTTGCTCCAGTAGCATCAGCAGCTGTATGAGATGGTCCACCGAGTAACAATGCAATATCAACTGTTTCAGCGTCAGCGAACTTATCAAATCCCAATGCATATTCAGCATTAGTAATTGTGTAATCATCTGTTCCACTTGCTAGTGAATTAGCGAATACAGTAAAGCCATTTGCGCCTTCGGCATCAAATGTTTGTCCTTTCTTTGCTGAACCAGCGTTTGCTAAAGTTGTTTCGTGATCCATCCAGTAGATGTATTTTGATTCATTGTATAAAACATCAACATAATAATTTGTTCCACCTTGGGAATTTTTACCATCTGAAGCCTGTGAAAGACCCTCAAATGTTTCCAAGATATGTCCCGCTGTACCTGTGATACCGCCATCTTCATCTAATACTACGATATGTAACTCGTCAAGTGAACCGCCAGCAGCAACAGCGTCATCTGTTGAAGTAGGTGGTTGTGAAAAGTTAAAGTAGAATTCCCAGCGTCTTGTAACTTTCGCATCGTCCACGACAGCGTGTCGTAAACCGCCTGTTTCTGTTTTACCAGTTGCAGGATTAAATCTTGCGATTGTTAGGACATGGGTAGCAATACCAGTTACTTTATAATGATATCCAGAAGGCGCTGCTGTATAATCAGAAGCACTTCCAAACTCTAAAATATCGCCAACTTGCAATAGAGAGCCATCATCAACGGTGACAGTTGTATCGCCAATAGCCGCCGAAGCGTCATTGACAAGATTACCACCCATTTGATCCCCTCCAAATGCGGTTGCGTTGGTACACATGGACACTTTTAAATTGTTACCTAGTGTTCCAGATTCTCGAGCAGCCCAACTGCCTACAGAACCATCTCCACTAGCATAATTATCAGTATAGTGAGTAGTATTTTTAATCAACACAGCTGTGCCTGAAACACACGCATTAACCTGACCTGTAATAGGTCTAACCACTCTTAAAGCATTACCGTACTGAAGGAAGTTTGCACAAGTGAACCAAGATTCAAAGTTGCTTGCATTTGGTTTCCCAAATGTATCAACTAATTCCTTTTCACTTGAAAGCAAGGTTACTTCGTCTATCGGACCTTTTTCAGAAGTCAGAACTGCCCCAGCAATTGATGTTGAAACTGCTGGAATTATGTTCGTTAAGTCCGTTTCTTGTACGAGAACACCTGGTGATACTTGAAATGCCATTTTATTCGTTCTCCTTTATAATTAAGTTTTTGTTTCAACCCTTTGACTAATATTTATATATTAAGGGTTTTTAATAATGTTCACCTTTGCGTATTTCGACAGGTTGCCACAATTCTCCAGCGTCATCAAAAAAAGAATTATTCCTACCATCTGGATCATTTAGACCATCATCTATAAAACCAAAAGGTGCCATATCTTGTTCTATTGCATTTTGCTGATCCGTAAACATTTGTCCACGCACATCAACATCGGTCAATTCCTTAAAATATCGTTGATTTGCCATCCATGAAAAAATGACTAGACACATAACTAAATCGTCTGTTGCACCTGCTTCTGCTTCAAATGATTTTCCCTTGGATATAAATGTAGATAGTTCAGCAATAATATCAAAATCCTGAACGATTAGTTTATCTCCCTCAACTAAACTTTTCAGGTTAGAACAACCAATTTTTTTCGCTGCCTTCGTCATTCTTAATCCCAATTGATTACCTCTTCCACTAAATCCACCACCCAACATCTGTCCTGAACGACCTCGTTGAGTCACCATCATCATATTGTCATATTCCAATTCATACATTAAACTATCTGCAACCTGTTGCCCCAAATCATTTATCTCTATTAAACAAAATGCTCTGTTATATGCATTACCAATTTTCTGTATAATATTTGGGTAAACTATAGGTTTAATATTATTGTCCCGATACTTTGCCACAATTTTATAAGGAACTTTTGTAACATCACAAACAACTAAAGCAGAATAATCACTTGATATCCCTCTTGAAACATCCACACACATGGTGTAAAGATGACCCTTAATGGGCATTTCATACACATCTATATTATTACTTCGTTTCGGCTCTACAACAGCCATAGTTTTAATTTTACTAGCAGGTATTAATGTATCAACACTACCCAAGAACTGACATTCAAACTCGGTCTGAAATTGCGATTCACTTGTATTTCGTATTGTCTGTTCTTTCCACGCCTCATCTCTTCCAGGCACTTCACTCCAATGAACTTCCGTTGGGATGTAATCGTTTCTTTTATTGACCGCATCCACCCACAACTTATAAAACATATTCATACCATGGGGTGTAGAAACGATAATAACCTTTGAAGTTTCACCAGAGGAGATTGTAGGGTAAACAGAACTAAAAAATTCTTCAGCAATATTATGGGGTACATAGGCAAACTCATCTAGGAATATTATGTTAAAGGTACTACCACGAACAGCACTAGAAGATGTACTCGCCGCTACGATTTTACTTCCGTTTTCTAATTCAAGTGAACCTTTGTTCCAATTGAGAATGCCTTGTTGCATCCATTTGGGCAAGTGTTCGTAAGCCAATTGCAATCTGCCCAACAAATCCCTTGCCGTAGCAGATTTGTTCGCTAAAATTGCAACATTCACATTGTCGTTAAAAACACAATAATGTAAGAGGTAGGCACATATGATAGTTGACTTGCCACTTTGTCTAGGTAACTTGTTTATTGAAAACCTATTATGGTGGAAAATATCAACCATCTTCCGCTGAAAATCATACATTGTAAAAGGAACAAGACCTTTGTCCAATGTAACTATTTTTAAATATGTTTCGATAAAATATTTAGGATCATCCATGCACTTAACAACTTCTTGAACTTGTTTTTTTGTAAATCGTTGCTTCGTGAATGCTTTTTTAAGATTTGGATTGCCTAAATATTGTTCGTTTTTTGATATGCTCATTTATTTTTTTTATCTTTTAATAACTTTTGTAATTCTGTGGTCGATCCTATAAACAATGCATTAGTAACATTTTTCGGCGCATTGTCAGGAACTTCTTTTAATTTCTTTAACTTCTCCTGCAAGTCTAATAAATTTTGTGATACCTGACTTACTGTTGCAATTAATTGTCCTGCAACTTCATAAGCACGAGGATGTTCTCCCTCTTTTGCTAATGAAAGAATACCGTCTATTGCAGTATTACCTTTTTCAATCAGTTTGTAAAGATTTTCTCGACCGTAATCAAAGTCCGAATCTGGATCTTTGTCTGTAGGCATTGGAACAATACCAGCAGTTAATTCTTTTTTCTCCTTAACCACCTCGCCTGCAATATCCAAAACCTCATTTAGTTTCTCATCAATTGTACTCATATTAAAACCTTTTTAATTATATGTCATCTCCAGTTTCTTCATCATAATTCTTACCATCATCAAAATGTTCAAGTGTTGATGTAAAAGTATAATCATCATCATAATCAGCACTTGTTGGATTTGGAGTAATGGTAATTCTTTCTTTTCTTGAAGGGTCTGTAGAAGAAACATTTGTATATAAATCAACACCAACTTTCCTAACAATAGAACTGGAACTAATTGGACCATATAGATAAACTTTAGCAGTAAATTTTAATGTATAGATTATTGCTCGTCTACTTGTAAAATTACCTGTGTAAGTATCTTCATAATCCACACTTTCTAAAACAAATGGGATATCTCTTTTTGTATCCATTGTTGTACTTTCAATCATAGTCACCGTATAGTCAGGCTGAAAGTATGGTAATATTTGTTCTAAAATTTGTAAACCATCATCTGAATTTGCAACAAAAGTATATAAGTTAAATCCAATATCATAAGGAACAGGCGCATATTGTGTATTCAATTTTTCTGTATCGCCACTTGCTTTCACTTTTCCAAATTTTAAATTCTTATTTAACTTTCTAGTAGGGTCATAAGTAAAGGTTGATATATCAAATGACATTCGAGGTAGAGTAATCGCCACTTTTGAATCATCGCCCCTTAAATCTGTTTGTTGTTCTAATCGAACTAACATTTTTTCCTTTGGCGCATACGACAAAGGCACTCTAATATTCTGCAAAGGATTCCCGCTAGAATCCAAACGCTTAATATTAACATTATTAAATACTGTACCAAATGCGATTACAGTATTTCTAATATGTTTATTGTAAAAGTGTTGTCCAAACATTAGTAACTATCAACCTCTCCAAACGGATTTCGTTCGCTGAAGTCCAGTATATCATCATAAGAAGAACCAGGTGTTGTTCCTGCTCTATCTTCAAATATCTTTCCTTGATCCACAGGCTGTTGAGTTGCCATTGTAAAGTCCTCATTAATAAGATAACTAATTTCACCGATATCACTTTCAATAACTATTGAACCAGTTTCTGCTTCTAAAGTAAATTGCCAATTCATTGTATCAGTAGATAAACTATCCTCTACTGTATCAATATCAGTAATACCAGTATCAACTCTTTCTGAAGCATACTCCCATTTAGTACAAGATAATTTATAAACAGGTAATGCACTTTGTTGATAAAATGGTTGTTCGTGTTCTACAAATTGAATCTCAAAGAATGCTTTTGTAGTTGGGAAGTAAACCAAATCACCTTCATTAGGTCGTTCACTTGTTTGTAAATCTGTATTGTTGGAAATTAAAGTCTCCCATCTTGCTTTCGATACCACAAATGTAATATCATCTCTTAATTCTAAACCAAATTTTTTGATGATTTCCTGGTCGCCCATATAACCATCAGTTTTATCTACATACATTTCGATAATATACGAATCGTCAAAAGACGAAGCAGGATCCTCTCCAAAGACAGTATCCTTGTTCGCTAATTTTCTTGGTAAATAGTAAACATCTTGGCCATAAATCTTCA